TGTACACATGCCTCCATACATGGGGGTAGCCACAAAGATGTGGGGTTGAGCTTTAGCCTTGGGTTTCTTGGTTGCCATGTTAATCCTTGTTGGTTAGAAAATTGGCAGACTGAGGGGTATCAGCGGGTCTGCCAGCCACTGTTCCTAACCTCAGCCTTGCGCTGAAGCACCATCCCCACTTGGAGAATTAAAAGACATGCCGTCTTCAAATCCTTGTTTGTAAGCCTTAGCCATCATCTGAGCACCCAGTGCTACGAAATGTCTAAGAGTCTCATCACGTATCTTTTCTGCGAGTTCTTGCTCCAACCAATCACGTAAATCTTCCATCCTGCTTCCCTCACTTTACTCAAGTATTCTGACTCTTGTATCTTCTTCACCCTGGCAGCTACACCTGTAGAGGTGCACTGGACTGCCAGAGTCTCATCTTTCTTGATGGCTAGGATGTCTATAAACCCAAATAGGTCCTGACGTATCCTAGCGTGTGGATTCCACCTCTCCACAATAGCACAGGTATAACCTTCCTCTCTGAGGTAGGCTAGAGTGCGCTGTGTGGGAGTTAAGGAACTAGCCATTAAAATTCCATTGCTTGACGAATATCTCGAATTCTCATTTTCAACAATGGTGCAAGGTCTTCTTTTGATTGCTTTAGTCTAGCAATTTCAGATTCAAAGTAACTAATCTTCTCGTCAATGTTTTCTTCTACTGTTGGGTTGTAATCAACGGCATGAGCACTACGAATGAGACTATTTCGTTGGGCCTTTATTTCTTCGTACATTTATTTCTCCTTTTTAATTAAAACGGAATGTCATCGTCTTCACGCTTCCTGTAGCCTGTTTTGGGGGGCTGTCTATAGGAAGGTGTGACCTCTTTAGGTTGAGAGCGTTCTAGGGCCTTTTCCTTGGCCCAGGTGTTCTCTTTGATAGAGAGCATGGGTTTACCAGTGCGAGTCTCTTTTTGCCAGACATCAATCTTTATCTTCTCACCAGCTTTGTAATCCATTTTGAGAATCATAGAGCCGTCAAAGTCAGGGCTTTGCTCGAACTTCTTCATCTCTGGGGGGGTGTAGAAGAGAATGGCGTAGCCTGGTTTCTCTTCAAATTTGTTGTTGTTATCCATGTGTATCCTTTCTGAGTGTGTAACTGGCAAACTCTTTGCCGTTTTGGTTAACCATTTTTGTAAAGATGTTGTGTCCCTGTTTTCTAAGAACTTCGATATGTGCTGCAAGTCTAAAGCTCCCGTATCTGTCTAGTGCCTCCATAGGGGTTAGAGAAGCACCAGACTCCAAGTGTTTCAGAATGTTTGCTCGTTGTGTTCCGTGTCTTGAGTTGTCAGGGACTGCTCTAACTTTGGGTTTGGGTTTACTCCTGCTTTTGCAAGCTCACCTTTCAATTTAATCTTTTGGAAAGAATCTAAGGTTGAGTGGAACTCAGCATTTGCTTGTGACAAACCTGTGAGCTTTTCTATCTTTTGTTCATCAGAGAATTTAGAGCTGTTGTTAATACGCACAGCCATCTCTACATAGCCTTGAGTCCACTCCTCTAGGGTGTGGTATCTGGCATAAGGTTCTTCTGAGTTGGGTAGCATGAGCTTGTATGCGCCATCTGCTTCTTCAATTTCCTCTTCGAGGATTTGTACTGGAGTGTGTAGTACAGGCGCTTGCACCTCTTTGGGATTCGCAAAGTCTGTAACCTCTTCAGGCGTGTAGACACCGACCACACAGCCAGGATAGACCGATCTGATGCCCTCCGAAACACACCTAGCTCTAAGCATGGCACGGCTGTAGTTCCTCCAATTGTCTTTATTCGCAATTCCAATAGCTTTCGCTTTGCTGAGGGTCCACGTGACTTCCAGAGAGCCTCCCTGTGGATGTGAAAAGATTCCAGTAACCACTTCATCTGTGTACTCCTTCCAGTCTACTTTACCACCAGCTTGCTGGAACCTGGCTAACATGGCATCTGCCTTGAGAGCTGGTCTGCCTTGTATGACGTGAAAGTCACGCATGGCTATGGCAGGGTGTAGGTTCTCTGCTTGGCACAGGAGCATGATAGCCATAGCCTCTTCTGTGTTCTTAAAGCCAAACATCTTAGACTTAGCAGCAACCTCTGCCATTGTCTGAATGTCTCCTATAGGTACTAAGTTACTCATCTTTATTCTCCCTTGCTTTCATCATTGCGTCTGCCATAACATAGCAAACTTTTGCGTAATATATACGGTCTTTATCAGTCCACCCCATTGAAGGTGAATACCTAGCTACCAATGGAATACATTGAGCTGCAAAGTAATCTCTGAGGTCCATACCCTCAGATTGTGATGTGGTCCCCAGTGTGGGGTGCTTGTGTGAAAAAGGATAGGCTTTCATGTTGAATCCTTTATTTAACTAAGAAACGTCTAGAGCCTGGTACTTCTACTTTGAACTTCTCATAGAGGTCAGGCATAGAGGATTGGAAGAGCTTAGAGTCAAACTTCACGCTACCCTTAGCAGACTTCCATGTGGCGAGCACCTTACCCTCAAGAGAGACTAGGTTAGCTTTCTCACCCATATAGCCTGTTATCAGGGTCTGTAGAGCCTCTTCTTGGGTCTCTAGAGCCTTTATTTGGGCTTTTATGGCACTCAGTGACTGGCAAGCCATTTCAACGCTCTGGGAGGCTGTTTTGGAGGCTCCGTCATCAGTGGGGAAGAGTAGCTTTGCTTGCTCTACGGTCTCGGGGGGGTAGGGGTCACGGGTGAGAACACGTGCCCAGACTTCTGCCATCTTGGTGAGCAGCTCCAGTTTCATCTCATCAGTGACTTGCACAGGGAAAAGTTGAAACTCCTGACCACCAAATAGGACCGCCAGATAGACCTTCTCACAACCGTAGACTGTTGCTTCGTGGATACACTGAGCCAAGTCAGCAGGAGGTAGATTTCCAGTCTCAAACTTGTTGCGTACAGCTTGGTTATAGTTTTTGCACTCCACAAGGATAGTCTGTCCATTTTCTTTTCCTACAAAATCAAAGTGTGACCTGAGCCAAGGTTCTTTAGGGTGAGTGATAGCCTCCTCTATCTTGGTCAACTCTACCTGTAACTTGTCTTGAGCCAGTCTACCTATGACAGGTTCCATGACATGGCCCATTTGGACAGCTTCTATACCACTTAAATCGGGTATCTCCAGCATGCCGAGCTTGGTGAGCACCACGTCATTGGCTCTACCGTTGGCTACCATACGGGAGTCACCACTCCAGATGGCACTGTTTCTAGTTTCTGGTGTGAAGTCAGACATTTTTAATCTCCTTGAGATATTCGTATGCAACCAGACGTATGAGCATTTCTTCCCACATTTCTAGTCTTTCATATAAAAGAGCAAGTAAAAGTAAATCACTCAACATTGTCTCTCTCCTCATAGTTAGACCCTACAGGGCCACACACGCCTACAGGGAGACGTTCTACTTTACAGTAGGGTAACTCTGAGGGATTGGGAAGAAAGCCAGTCACAGGGGAGACCTGGGCACCAAAGGTGCATCTGGAGAACTCAGGACTGTTCACGTCTGGCGTGTTGACGTGCTTGCAATTTATACAAATGTTCATGTTTAAGCCTTTCTGATGGTTAGGAAATATCTACTTGAGTAGATGTGTACAGTATACAGTTAGATGATTAGTCTAGTCAAGAATCTTTTAAGACCTCCTGTGTTTTGTTGTTTTTATGCTTGTCCTCGTGCTCGGATTGAGTTTGCAGCAAATTCATATTCTTTAAATCCAGCAATGTTTAATACTGTTTGAGCACATTCTTCACGTTCTTTTTCTGCTACCAGTTTTGCAAATCGTTCAAGTGCTTTTGGATGCGTTGCTAAACAACTTGGTAAATTTGCTTCTCTAGCCATCTCTATGATTTCTTCTTTAGTCATTTTTACTCCTTAAATACTGAATGTCATGAAACGGGTCTACGAGGTCTTCGGGACGGTTACTGCGCTGCGCTTGTGGCTGCGCTTGTAACCTCTCCAGGGCCTTGTATAAAGCTCTACGGGCGTTGTACAGGTGCTGAGGATACCTGAGCACCTGATAACTGTCTAATTGGTCTAGAGCCTCTTTTATAAGGTTTTCCATGTTTAGCCTTTCATGTGTGGTTTATCAGGTTAAGCCCAGTGTGGGTCTGCTGGCGCAGCCCCTGAGCGTAGCCCTCAGCGCAGCGATAAGGGGCGTTATCCCCTGTCACAAACAAAGCCCAGTCTATCAATTGACGGGGCATCTCTTGGCCTGTCTTCACCCAGTCCAAGAGAATGTTAGCTTCTACACGGGACATGGTATACAGGACCTCAACATTATTTTTAAAAACTTGCATGTACATTTACTTTCGGACATGGTTTAACTAACCCGAGAGAGAGCCTCTCAGGTTGTTATCCACAATGTTATCCACTGGGGACGGTGCTCTCGTTTATCTAGTTTAGGGGTTCTTACGCCCCTCCCAGTTTTCACTATCCCGAGGTTTCCCAGGAGATACAAGCCAGGTTCAACACGTTTATCTGTATCTGTCGCACCTACATTTACAAGGGCTGGGTTATGGCCCCGTAATCACGTTTCAGACAATAAAAAAGCCACTTAAAGAACCCTCCCTGTCAGACCCCTGATTACAGGGAGGGAGAGTCTTTTAAGCGGCCTTCTTATTGCGTCTGACTGCAATATGGGGCCACTATATCAAAACTTAATTGGGGTTGTCAATTGGGGCCACTGTCTTTTTTTGGGGACAGTTTTCACAATTGGAACCCTGGCAAACACCTAGCACCTCGCAGCGAGAGATAGGATTGTTTTGGGGCGCAGCGGGTCCAGGCCCGCGCGCGCGTATGGGAGAAAATTTACGTAAACAGGACCAGGCCCAGGGTAAAACCCGCAGCGAACATGCTGGCAAGGTAAACGTAAAGGTCGGCTTTATCGAGAGTAATTTTTTGGTCATCGTTCATAATGTAACCCCTAAATGTTCGTTGATAATTTCTTTTATTGAATTCAATATTTCCCGCTGTGAGTAGAAATAGTAAACCTTTCTAATTGTCTCACTGTCACCGATAGCTGTTGCGAGAATTGAACCGTTATGCTGTGTCTCAAAATAGATATAAAAACCTTTGTAGTCTAAGCTTTTCATTTTTAAACCCTTTCTGTAGTTAGGAAAATTGATGTTATAAATAACATCCACTAGCAGCCTATAGAAAGCCGCTAGAAAGGTTATCTATCAATTTAAATAGTACAGCAGCCACAGCAAGGGGCATCAATACAGCGGCCCTGTTTATTACGGTAATACTCATTACCATTGATGTTGAATATATCAGACCTGTAAAACGGTTTACCAGCTGCTGCAGCCAGCAACACAGCGGTTCTGGTGCTGGTGTTATATTCAATACTATCACCAGGTTTTATATTTTTACCTGTTGCTGTGCAGCGGCCCCTATATTTTGCTGTCATTGTCTTAAGCATAGTGAACCCCTTTAATTTGAGTAAAACCGCTGTAATCATTTTTAGCCTTACCCTTAGCATATAAGGCCACTACTACAGTTTTAGGTTCAATATGTCTCACATCCGTATTGTCGCCGTCAATAGTTGTCCAGCCCCTAAATGTAGAGGGGATATCCTCTTGACGCTGGAAAACCACAGCAACACGTGAATTACTAGGATTTAATAAACCTTTAATTGTCACATTGTGTGGTGTGATACCAGAGTAGCTATAGGTTAAATCATAGTTCCCTGGTGTTTTACCCTCTATTTTCCTAGAGGGATGTTTTGTATAGTCATAAAATTGAACCTCTGGAAACAATTGGAAAATATTTTTATTGTCCATTACCTCTAGATTTTCATAAGGTATATCACTAGTTCCATTTAATCGCACTAGTGGTGTTAAACCTCTATTTTTAGCTGTGTTTAACAGGCTCCAGATATCGGCTGCAATACTCAATAAAAAAGCCTGTTGATTATCATGGTAAAACCTGGTTTTACTTTCTCTAGCAGCCTGGACACTATTAAACGCACCACGTCCAGCTGTTGCCAGGCATGGATTTAAGCAGCCCGCTAATTTACTCATACTACAGATTTTGATGCTAGGCTTTAAGTAAACGATAGCTGTCAAATAACCTATTTTCTCGCCTTTAACTGTTTTAGCGCTAGCTGTGCCTAGAATTGTCTTATAGGGTAGATTTAAAGCTTGAAGCCTGGCTTTGAAAGGATTACGCATAATGAATACCTCGATTGTGGTTAGGAAATATATAAGAGAGTCTCTCTTATATATATGTTATTATCGTGTTAGCTTATTATTAATCAACTAGTATTTACCCTAATATTGTGTAAATAAATGTAAAGCTTAATATTTTTATTTTGATGCTATACTCATATAAAAGAAAGACTAGTATTGTGTGTAGTCTATTGTATATATAGCGTAGACTATGCCAGTCTGTAGGGTTCGGCTGGTGTATTGCACCTTTCTCTCACAGAAAATATATAAAGGGGCGCTGCGTGCTGTGCTTTACCCTCTCCATGCTGTGTGATGCTGTGCACCAGCATGACTCAATATGGGACTGGTCACCGTGTAGATGCTTTTCTTTTCATGTAGAGAGAGGCGGTCTAATGAGATGGGTCTGGAGTCTAGAATGGTGTGCACTCCACATCTCGTCCCCCCCAAAAAAAAATATGTTTCCCCTGCAGTTGCCATGCGGGTTTGAGCTACCTCTTGTGTAGCTCTTTTTTTAGGTGTATAGTACAGTTATATGTAGAGGTGTAGATATGCAAACAGAGTTAGTTGTAGAGAAGGTCAGTTTACCCAAGCCTCGTGTGGTGTATGCGTACCCGTATGAGGATATGGAGGTAGGGGATAGTTTTGTGGTGCCTGTCAGTCACAGGCAGCAGGTGTATAACGCCAACTGTAGGGCGACCAAGAGGTTGGGTTATAAGTTTACGAGTAGGACTGAGGGTGAGTTTGTAAGAGTCTGGAGGACAGAGTAAATGGATAAGTTTGTCATAGAGGGTAATCACAGAGAGACGGCAACAGACCTGTTGGACCAGTACATGGTTTGGAGGTTGAAGGACATTATTGAGGACTGCAGTTCTTTTGGGGAACTGGAGGACATCACGCTGTCTTGCAGGGTTTTATTAAGGTTCATGGGTGAAAGTATTGACTGAGCTTCTTTGGACGACTGAGGACGATTTAAGGGCACTCTGTAGGGAGCTTTGGATACGTCTTTGTGTGTCAGAGGCGATGACAGAACAAGTAGCACAAGAGGCAATGGAAAATGGGTACAGAGAAGGATATGCAAGAGCAGTTATACAAATCTCGTCTCAGGCTCAAGTGGGAGATGCAAAAAGCCATCTCTTGCATTAGCAAGGTGAGCAAGAGGAAGTTGGCTGCTGAGTGGAAAGACAAGTACTCAGACATCTTTTACCAAGAGCTGATTAACTGTGCGAGGAACAAGGGTGTCAGGGCTGAGATAGCCAACTGGTCAACAGAAAGAATGGGCAAGCCTGATGAACTTTAATTTAAAGAACTTCTACAAGTTTTGTAGTGAGTTAAAGATTGAGACCAAGGAAGAGGGTCTCAAGAAGATGGGTAACCTCCTGGGGACACAAACGTATGTGATGGAGGAGATGACCAAGGGGTTAGAAGATGACGTTCATTTCTTTGTTATTCTCAAGGGTCGTCAGTTGGGGATTACGACTGTTAGCTTGGCCCTTGATTTGTATTGGCAGTTCACTCACCCTGGTTGGCAGGGCACTCTTGTGGCTGACACAGAAGAGAACAGGGACATGTTCAGGTCTACGCTTGCCATGTACATGGAAGGTTTACCCAAGGAGTACAAGATACCTTTGGTGGCCCACAATAGAAACCAAATGGTGCTCAAGAATCGAAGCAGGATTTTCTACCAGATTGCTGGTAACAAATCTCGATTGGGGCAAGGCAAGGCTATCACTTACTTGCACGGGACTGAAACAGCCTCTTGGGGTAACGAGGAAGGCTTAGCTTCCTTGATTGCTTCTCTTGCTGAGAAGAACCCTGAGAGACTCTACATGTTTGAGAGTACGGCTCAGGGTTTTAATATGTTCCACGACATGTACAAGACGGCTAAGAGGGCCAAAACACAGAGGGCTATCTTCTGTGGATGGTGGAGAAACGAGTTCTATTCTGTTCCTGGCGACTCCCAAATCTACAAGGTTTACTGGGATGGGAAGTTGACTGGGGAAGAGAAAGAATGGGTCAAGGAGATTAAGAAGCTCTACGGGGTAGAGATTAACTCCAGACAGATAGCTTGGTGGAGATGGAAGATGGCTGAGGGCATCAAAGATGAGAGCTTGATGTATCAGGAGTTTCCGCCTACTGAAGACTATGCGTTTGTGATGACAGGGACATCTTTCTTTTCTAACTCACGCTGTACAGAAGCAGCGAAACTCAGCAAGAAGGTTTTGTATGACGGCTACCGTTACGTTTTCGGTCAAATGTTCCAAGACACCGATGTGCTCAAATCCACAGAACGACTGTCCACTCTTAAAATTTGGGAAGAACCCGTGGACACAGCTTACTATGTTATTGGAGCCGACCCTGCCTACGGAAGCTCAGACTGGGCCGACAGATTTTGCATACAAGTGTTCAGATGCTATGCTGACGGTCTTGACCAAGTAGCAGAGTTTGCTACCTCTGAGATGAACACTTACCAGTTTGCGTGGGTCATTGCCCACCTCGGTGGTGCTTACAAGAACTCTACTCTGAACCTTGAGATTAACGGTCCAGGTCAGGCTGTCATCAATGAAATGAAGAACTTGAAGCGTCAGGCTGCCAACACAGGTGGAGAACTCGGTAGAGGCTTGGAAGACGTACTCGGTTCCATGACCAACTACATCTGGAGAAGGAATGATTCCATGTCTGGGCCAGGCAACTCCATGTACTGGTTGACCACTGCCAGTTCTAAAGAACGCATGATGAACTACATGAAGGATTACTTTGAGCGTGGCATGATGAACATTGTCTCTATGGAGACCTTGGACGAAATGAAGAGCATTGTCAGGGAAGATGGGTTCATTGGTGCCCCTGGAAGGGGTAAGGATGACAGAGTCATTGCTTGTGCACTGGCTGTGGCGGCTTATGCAGAGCAGTTGCAACCTAGACTACTTCAGATGAAAATAACGAGAGAGGTTTCCAAGGCTCAAGAGATTATGAGTCCTGAAGAAATAGCCGTGGGTAAAAACGTCTCTAACTATTTGAAATACATAGGTATTTATGGTTCCGAAAAACGCCCCCCTCCCCAAGTCTGAACTCAAGCGTCAAATCAAGAAGTTCCTAGAAGACCTTGACCGTGGCATCAGCATCAAGAGCTTTGCTGAACTCTGTGGCATCTCTGCTCAACACTTGAAGGATGTCTTCAAGTACGAAACAGAACCCCTGACAGAAAACGTGCAGATACGGGTCAACAAAGGCTATGACGCTTGGAAGAGAGGCGTTGTGAGGGTCATGAAGAGGCGGGATAACACAAGGTACGTTGACTATCGAAAAGAGGCGTATAGCCCCTATATGCCCAGTAACAAATTGGTGCTCACCAGAGAAGGTATCAAGCTCAAGGTGGGTATGGCAAACCGTCACGACTACAGTGACAAAAACTTAGATGAAAGAGGGTAACAACATGGCAATTCTTAGAGACTACTACTGCGAAAACCACGGCATATTTGAGGCTTGGGAGCCTAACTGCCCCATGAAACACTGTAAAGGTGCCATCTCAATCATTCACTTAAAACCTGTTGGCATGAAATCTGACAAAACAAAAAAGGCAGATAGCACCCTAAAAGGACTTGCACAAGACTTCCAAATGACGGATATTAAGAGCACACGAGCTGGTGAACACCAGACGGGTTACCTCACGAGAAACAACAAGCTCACGCAACAAGAACTAGATTTTGTGGCGGGTGCTGAGGCTGAGAAAGAGCGTCAGATATTGGCTCAAGGTCCTAAAGAGCCAAGACCTGGGGACGCAGCCATGTGGGGTGCCCAAGGGGGCATCAGCATGAAGAGCGTGATGGGCGGTCAATTCAGGCCCGTCAGAGACGAAGCCGTGAGTATTTTGCCCAGTCAAGCCTCGCCAACTGGTAAACTTAGTGGTCCAATAGCGGGTAATGGGTCTATGCGAGACCATGAAAATTTACAGGTGCCTAAATGAGAATTCCCAGTAATGACTTAGACAGAGAAGAGTTTTACCTTGACCTCATCCGCAAATGCCTCGTCTCCAGAGAGGAAAGAAAGACGGACTATCAGAACTTACGTTCTTGGTATCTGTTTGGCAATGGCCCTAGCCAAGCCCCTGCTATCTACAACAAAATCTTTCCTCATCTCGACCAGCTCACCTCCTTCCTCTACTCAGCAGAAACCACAAGATTCTCCATTAACACAGGAGCTGCTGTACCTGATGCTGAACAACTTAAAGTACCTACACTCACCCGTGCTCTCAATGATGAGTGGCTAAATAGCAACGCTGACCAAGTATTTTCCACTGCCACCACCTGGGCACTGGTTTACAACTCAGCCTTTGTCAAACTCATCATGAGAAATGGGGAAGCCCACCCCTACATGGTAGAACCCCAGTGTATTGGTGTCTTGCGTGAAGACACCACCTACACCGACAGACAAGAAGCCCTGGTTCACACTTACTACATCACCAAGTCAGAGCTGTACGACCGCCTGTACAACCACCCCAACAGGGAAGCCATTGTCAAACGACTCTCTGTCTCTGTTCACGAACGTACTGAGATAGCCAATGGCATGGAACGTATCCTAATGTCTCAAACAAATCCCCAGTTGTACGGTAATGTGAACCTCGATTTGTCGGGGCAAAACCGTTACAAAGCGATGGTTGGAGAAGATACAGTAGAGATGACAGAGCTTTGGGTGTGGAATGACGAGACCCAAGACTACCAAGTCATCACAAAAGCAGACCCAGACGTGATTATTTATGACCGTTCTGGCGAAAAAATGTTCCTCAAAGGCGAATTACCTTTTGTGCAAATCTGTCCCAACCCCCTGTACGACTACTATTGGGGGGGTAGTGAGGTCCAGCGACTCCAGTATTTGCAGGAATTACGCAACAACAGGATGACTGATGTACTTGATTTACTGTCAAAACAAGTCAATCCACCCACTGCTTTTATCGGTTTTACGGGTATTTCAGAGGAAAAACTCTTTGCTTTGAACCGTGCGGGGGGTCAAATCTCCAATGACATGCCAAATGCCAAGGTAGATAGGCTTGCTCCTAACATGCCACCCGATTTATTTGCTGAAATTCGTGAAATTGACCAAATGTTTGAAGAAGCAAGCGGTATTGGCAATGTTTTACAAGGAAAAGGGGAAGCAGGTGTCCGTTCTAGCGGTCACGCCTCTCAATTGGCTCGTTTAGGCTCATCACGAGTGAAAAAGAGGGCACTCATCATTGAAGACAGTTTGGAAAAGCTCGCAACACTGTATTTGAAGTGCATGCAAGCCTACAACCCAACACATTTCAAAGATATTAATGGCGTACCATTTATTGCTGAACAATTTACCAAAGATTTTGTGGTGAAAGTGGATGCTCACTCCAATTCACCCATCTTCATGGAAGACCAACGTCAAATGGCGTTCAATTTGTTGAAGGCTGGTGCAATTGACAAGGAAAGTTTGATTGACTTGATTGAACCTCCTATGAAACAATTGCTCAAAGACCGTTTGAAGAAGATGGAAGAAAAGCAAGCACAACAGCAAGCCTCAGCTCCTCCAAAAGGTCCAGAACCCAAGGTAAAAACTGAACCTAAAAAGGCAGGATGATGGCTTCTAATCAACAAACTCAACCCAAGGCTGACCAGCCTAGAGTGACGACAGAATCTTTGAAAAGAACAGAAGCAAGTCCTAGCTTGACAAGGTCAAACACGAGTGTTAAAAACATGTCTGGGGGCAGAACTCAGCGTAGTTATGCTCGCCAAAGTCGGTCGTAAACAATTCAAGGAGCATGTCATGTACAAGCACGCAAAACGTGGTCGTAAGACTCGGAGATAAGGTTTCTCTCTGCAAAGAAGAAAAGGGGTGTCTCGCTCTCCCTAAAAAATGAGTGGGAAAACTTTAAGGAGCACTACCATGCGTAGAGGTCGTAAAGGTCGTAAGTCACGTAAGTGATTTAAGTAGCGTTTTGGGGGTTTCGACAAAAAAACCCTCACCTATTGACAAACTGTTGGTAAGTTGTTGAAATACCAACATCAGGAGAAATTGATGAGCGTCCCTTCAGACAAATTGATGGAATTGATGCGTGGCCCCAAGAGTGCTGGCGTAGCTGCACCTGAACCCGCCCCCATACCTTCCGCTGGTCCAGGCACCATGTCTGACGGTGCTCCTCCTATGGCTTCTCCCATGTCCACGCCTGAACCCAAGATGGGTAGCAAAGAAGGTGCCATGATTAACATTGGCATGGCGATGGACTTGCTCGAACAATCTCTTCCTTCTCTTGGCTCAGAGTCAGAAGAAGGACAAAAGGCACTCAACGCCATCAGAACGCTGACTGGCATTTTGGGTCCTCGCAAAAACAAAACCAATGAATTACAGCAATCTGAAATTCTTCAGATGCTACAGACATTACCCCAGGCTGGTGGTGCCACACCTGAAGGTAAAGCGATGGCAGCAGCACCGATTCCTGGTATGCCTCCTGCTGGCGGTATGCCTCCCCCCCCAGGTGGTATGCCACCTTCCCCAATGTAATCAGGAGTTATCATGGATTTATTTAAACCAAGAGGTGCAGCGGCACCACGCAGACCAACAGACACCAACCAGCAAAATGGCGTTGTGACCAACACACCCCGTTATGCTCAACTTGGTGGCTTGAATGGCGCAAACAAGGTTAGCAAAAACGCCATGCAGGTGAAAAAGCCTGGTGACGGCAAAAGAGTTATTTAATCGGTAAGAGGGTAAAAATATGTCTTTAGAAAATCTTTCATTAGAAGCACGTGACGAGCTGGCTAGTCTTGCTCAAACACTTGCTGAAAATCCACAAACTCGCAAAGACTTTTTGCGGATGACAAAGAAGGTCAAACCTGATTTGCCAATCCCTGAATTAGAAATTGAAGAGTACACGCAAAGAAGCATGAACCAATCTGAGGCTCGTGTGCAAGCTCTAGAAGCAAAGCTCAGAGAGAAAGATGCTTTGGCTGACCTAGAGAAGCGTAGGATGAACCTGATGAAAAACAATCTCATTGAATCTGAAGATGAGATTAAAGACGTGGAAAAAATTATGCTTGAGCGTGGTATCACCAATCATGAGACCGCTGCCGAGTATCACAACTGGATGAAACAAGCTGCCAAGCCCACACCATCTGGTTACAATCCAAGTGGGTTGAATAAGTTTGACTTAAACGCCTACTGGAAAAGCCCTGTCAATGCAGCTCGTAATGAAGCTGCAAAGGCGTTGGATGAATTGCGGAATCCCCGTAACCGTCCTATTGGGTTGAGATAAGGTTTTCAAGAGGGTTTAATTTGTCGGGGCAGAGATGCCCATCTTTAAGGAGTCATTATGGCTATAGGTGGTGGTATTCTGCCAGCAACGGGGTCAAGTCAGTTTACTGAATTAACCTACGTTACCCGCAGAGCCTTTATTCCCAAACTGGTTGTACAACTGTACAACTCCACGCCCTTGATGGCGGCTTTGATTGCCAACAGTCAACAAGCCTCTGGTGGTGTGTCTTCTGTAACCGTTCCCGTCCAGGGCGCACAGTTTGTAAATGCTCAATGGTCAGACTATTCTGGTTCTTTCAACCAGCCTTCTGTCCAGCAAGGTGCTTACAATGCTGAATACGACTTGAAACTGATGATTTCTCCCGTGCCGTTCCTCGGTATGGAAGGCGCAGTTCAACAAGACGCTGCCATTATTCCGTTGATTGAAGCTCGTATGAACGATGCAACCAACGTGATGATGGATGCGATGGCTACGGCTTTGTACAACAACACAACCAACAACCAACAGTTCATTGGCTTGCCCGCTGCTGTAGATGATGGCTCTGGTGGTTCTACATACCAAGTCACTTACGGTAACATCAACCGTAACTCCAACACATGGTGGCAGTCTAAGGTTTACGCTGCAGGTGGCGCAAACCCAACTAGACAAAACATTCTCCAATACATCTCTGGAACAGTGAAAAAAGGTGCAGAAATGCCCTCTTTCGGTGTTTGCGGATTTGGTACTTGGACTTTGTTGGCTCAAGACTTTGTAGGCCAAGAGCAATACGTCATTACCCCAGGTTCTGCCTTTGATGGCGACAACAACGGTCCTCAAGCTGCTTTCAGAGCCTTGATGGTTGCTGGTGTGCCAATCTATCCAGACCCATACTGCCCAGAAGGTACAGTTTACTTCCTGAACACCAACTACTTGAGCTTGTACATCCACGAGCAAGGTTCATTTGTGTTCACAGGATTTGAATCTACCTTACCTAACTGGCAAATTGGTTATGTTGGTGCGGTTATCATGATTGCTGAGTTGGTCAGCGTGAAACCAAAATCAATGTCCAAAGTCACGGGCTACAACTACTTGTCACTATAAGGAGCTGAGTCATGTCACTTTCACCAAATAAAATCATTCTTGCCAATGCAGCCACCAACACGGCTGGTGCATACTTTGAAGCCTATGCAGTTAACGCCACATCTTCTGGTGTGACCGTTCCTGCTGGTCTTTATCAAGCATTGCCCACAGCCAACGTGGTCATTCAGTTCAACACTTCTACCAACATTGCTTCACCAACATGGACTAACATCCTTGCTGCGAACACTGCTGGTATCGTGTGGTCTGATGGTACTAACGTCCAGGCTTTGTCAACCAACACATCTGCAACCATTACGCTTTACGGCTCAAATGGTGGACAGAACGTGTCTGGCACATACAACGCATCATAAGGAGTGCTAAATGGCTAGTTACGATTCAGTTTCCCAGTTCTATTTAGACTCGTTTGGCAACGGTCGTGTAGCTGTTATCACTCAGACTCAACTTAACACTGCTGGCAATGCAGCCATCTCCATTCCAATTTTGAGTGGAGGTTTGACCAAAGGTGCTAACGTAGCATCTTCTGGTTCAATTATCGTGAGAAGGGTTACCATCAATAACCCTAACGGTAGCGTTGCAACTGCTAACGTCTCAATCTCTGCAACAAATGATGGTGGAAACCTAGTTTGTAACGCAGCGACTTTGAGCAGTGTTACGAGTGCTGGCACATATCAAGATTTGTCTGTCTCTACCATTTACAGCAATTTAGCTGTGAGTGGTAATGTGACAAACGCTTTGTATGTAAATGTCAATACTGCAAGTGGTAACAACAACACAGTGAACATTTGTGTTTACGGTGACGTTGTAACATTCTGATGAGTGTGTTTGTTACTAACCGTGGAGACACACCGTTGACCATTGGGTATGACGGTGTTCTCTACGATTTTAAAAAAAATGTCCCAGTGGAGTTACCAGAGGCTGGAGCTGTGCGTTTGTTCGGTTACGGACAAGAGGACAAAGAACAAATTCTGGTTCGTTATGGGTGGATAACACTCCACAGCGAAGTGGAACAAGGCTTGAAGATTTTGTCTCAGTTTGAGATTACAACTGAGAAACCTGCAAAAGACAGCTCTTTACCCTCGGCTGTAGGCGTGGTTCCCTTGCATGTTGAAAAACGTGCAGGGGGAAAACCCTCACAGAGGGCAGCATAACATGGACTCTAAATGGCTACCTTATCTTCCTACATCACGGAAGTCCGAAGGCTCTTGCACGATGCCAACGGAGTCTTCTGGTCTGACCAAGAGTTAACGGACGACATCAATGCCGCCCGTGAACGTGTTGTAAGAGATACTGGCTGTTTACGAACCCTTCTTGTTGCAAGTACACCCATAGGTGCTGATGGTTCTGCAGCCATTCCTTGGTCTGCTAATCTAGCAGTCACCTCTGGTCAGTACATTTTTTCCAACATTTATACCTATCAAGTCACTACCAGTGGCACGCTAGGTACATCTGCTCCTCCCTACCCAACAGGCAATGGTGGCTTTCCCCCCACTACACCTTTTGCCAATGGTACGGCTTATTTGACCTACTCTAATCCTGCTGAAATCATTCCGTATTCAGCCTTGGATAGTGTCAATCAAATTCTAGACGTGATGAATGTGACCATTTATTGGGGCAATTCACGTATTCCTCTTAGATATTTGCCTTTTTCTAACTTCAATGCACAGTTGAGATATTGGCAAAACTACATTGGTAGACCTGTTTGTTTTTCCATTTATGGTCAACAACAAATTTATTTAGGACC